AGTATTATTAGAACTCATGGAGTAGAGTATAAGTAAAATATTTCTTTTTGGTATTTTGGCATGCCTCGATTAGCTGTTTAAAATCTTTCGGGTTATTTAGCACCTGACAGCCTGCGCTCCATTTGTCAATGTTTTTAGAGGCTACAGCTTCATTAGCGCGGTGTATATTAATTCCAAAAATACCCGTATCCTCTTTGCCCTGCTCCTCTGCTATGCTGTCCTTATCTGCGTCGCGCCATACAGTAATTGGTTTCGCTTGTGTTAAAGCTCTATACTTGCCTTTATGCAACCCCATTACCCAACTATCGACGTATTGGCCACATTTCAAAACTGCAGCGCCTTTAGGGTTCATAGGTGAGTTAAGCCAAAAAGTACCTGGGTTAGTAGTACCCGAGTAAAATTTAACCTCGTTGCCATCAATTACCCCTATTAGATCATCGAATTTATTAGGCTCATTAGCAGTGGAGCGAATACCTACTAAATGGAAAGGTTCCCATTTGTAGCCTAACTCGGTAAATTTAGCTTTAAGCTCGTCGATAGTCGGTATTCTCATTTCTCTTTATTTGCTTTTCGATTTTAGCAAGGTAAATGCGTAGCTTTTTTTCCTGCTCTTTACGGTTGTTTTTTTCTTTTTCCTCTTTAGTCATGCAGTTATTTATGAGTTATAAAAATCTCTTACGCCAAATCTAGACCATGAACTAGGCTCAGTTCTGCCCTCCGAGAAAATTACCGAGCTCTGCCTATTTACTTTTTTTAATGGTGCAATGTCGGGGAAGGTGTTACTTCTATATTCAGGGTATGCGCTAGCGTTGTCGCATAAGTAATCTACTAAACGCTGAGTATACCAATTCGCGTTGTCTCGAGCCTTATCTACTAAGCTGTCTAATTCGCTTTTAGTTATACCGGTTGTATTTTCACTTTGGCGAGTAACTATATTCCCGTTGTCATGCTTATACGTTAAGCTCGGGTAAAGTTCTACCATGGTCCACCACACCGTTGGTTTTAAAATATATTGGTCTAGTAAAGTTTCATAAACGCCGCTCAGCGTGTTATTTTGTATTTCAGTTTTTATTTTATTGTATAGGTCAGTGCCTAGCCATAACTGAATATATTTATCCTGCGCTAAGTAAATAGCAGGGCGTATTAAGTTAGTATCTACGGCCTCATTGAGCTGAGTATATTTTTTTAAATAATGCTCATCTATAAATAAAACTTCGGGAGTAATTGGCATATTATTATTTATTTGCGTGTTTAATAGAACCTCTATTTGGCATATCTCTAGGCGCTGTGTTGGCCATTGCAAAATTAGCCGCTATATCTTTTAACGGCATACCTGCGCGAATGGCTTTAGCTACGCTAATTTCGTCTGAATTTTCTAAACCTTTGTCCGCTAGGAATTTCCCCTTTTCTCTTTTTCTAAAATAAACTTGGCGGGTCCATGTATGGGCACAGTAACAACCGCCCTTAAAAAACCACACGGAGTAACTATCCATACCACTAGGCGCAAATTGTGAATTTTCACCGCTTTGGCTCATGCTATTAGCCTCGAAGCCGTTATAGTCCAAATCTTCATAACGATATACATAACCTGCCTTGCTAGCGGCTACCATTTGGCGACAAAACTTGCGAGAGTTAGCGCTTAAATTAGTACTGTATTTATAACGAATTTTATATAACCCTGAATCCATTATACTCTTTTCATCAGGTCGGCTATAACTTCTAACGCTAGCCATATCTACAGGCTCTGCTTCTATAAGTTCCCACTCATCTAAATCGACTATTTCGCCCTTATCCGATAAAAAATTTATCCACTCATCCTCTGCCTCTTCGGTAAATTCGGGTATATCCTGCGGCTCTATTTCGCAGTTAGAATCACACTTTTTTTTTTCGAGCTGTGTAGGCTCAAAACCTAGTAGCGTGTCTATTTGTATATCAGTTAATGCAGGGAATGAAAGCTTTAAAATTTGCTTAGCCTGTCCTGCAGTTATAGCACCCTGTACGTACTGCTGTGCAATATTAATAACGTTCTGCATATCAGCAGGCGCAATTACAGCCGTTGGCGCACCCTCTTTTTGCGCGGTAGCATCTTCGCCGAAAACGTCGTTACCTTCTAATTCCACCTGGGCCACTATGCCAATACCTTTTAGAATTTCCTCTACGGCGTCGCTAATCATTTTCTGATAAGGCTCAATTACTTGCTTATCGAATAATCTAAATGCTTGTTTAATTTCGTCGCTATTGCTACCAAGTCCGCCACTGTCTCGAATACCAAAAATAAGAGGCGATGTAACGCGGTGCGCGTTCATTATCATTTCTCGGCTTTGGTCGGTTAAAGTTTCCCATTGCTTATCAGCGTCGGTCATGGGCATTAAATCAAACTTAGGAGTACTCTCTGCGCTTTGGTTAAAAGTAAGTACTACCTTACCTGCCTTTTGCGCGCCTATCATTTTATCCCACTGCCTACGAATGGCTAATTGTTCCTCAGGATCGGGAACACCGTTATTAAAATGCAGCATGTAGCTAGGTGCCATGCCGTTAGATAAAAAGGCACGGTAAAACTCGCTAATTTCTCGCGTACATTCTATGTAATTTATTGCGCCATAATAGTCGGGTTTTGGGTAATATGCGCTGCCTGGCGTCATTACCGAAATAAATAAAACTTGGCTAGGTTCCTCTGCATTTGTAGCAGGGTTAAACATAGGAATAAAGGAAGGTTTATTTTTCTTTTTACGGAAGTCGGCCCAGTCCTTTGAATAATAAATACCCGGTATTATATCCTCGTCGTTAGTATTTGCAAGCCTGCAGTTTTCGTACGGCAAATGATTAACGCGAGCTATTGTAGACCTGTCTACGCTCCAAATAACCTCCCAAAAAAAGCCGCCATGTAGTTTTAAATCTAAAGCGGTGCAGTGTCTTAATTCGTCAAATTTAAGGCGGTTAATTTCTCTAGTCGCAATGGGTAAACTACTCTTAAATTCTTTGCCTGCAATCGTGAAAGCTATAGACATTGATAGCGATCTATGTACGGGGGAATCGTTGTATAATTCAATTAAATAGTTCGGGAATAAATTAGAATCCCCATAACTCACCCAACCGGTAGGCGTTTCTCTCTCAACAGCCTCTTGCAAAGCTATGCCTGCCATGTTTATTACCATTGGCTCGGCCATTATATTTTTATCCGTTGTATGCGACATCGGTAGGAATAGTTAAATTGGGGTCAGTAAAATAAGGCGTAGTAATGTCTTGGACCATTAAATATCCTTTTTCAATCATGCCTACTACTGAGGCGTCGGTAGGGTCTAAATTAGTGCTGCTATTTTGACCGTATACCTTAAAGCTAAAACGTGCAGGGTAGTTAATTAATAAACTGCCTGCTGTGGGGTTATTTGCATTCGTGCTAACTTCTACGCTAGTATATCGCTCGTTAGTTGTTATAACCGTTGGAATGCAATAAAGCTTTTCTAGGGTTTGCTCGTTAGTTAATTCGAGCAAGTAATCAGTATAGAAATTAGACAGCAAAAGCTCCCCCTCCTGAATTTGGAGGTATAGGAGCTGTGCTGCTGTATTTTTTAGTAAATAAACCATGCCTTAAATATAGCACAAATTTATTTACAAACTACCTACTACTACAGTAACGTTAGCGTAGTCGTCAAATGGGTTGGCAGGGTCAGTATTCGTAAGGTAATAAGCCTTATTTTTTTCCTCAGCAGTGAAGGTAACGGTATAACCGTTCATGTCAGCCTTGGCTACTCCAGTCATAGTGCTAAAAGCTGTTACCTCAGCGCCTGTGTTACCTCCAACCATCCAAATATTATCATTTGAATCAAGTACGAAAACAGTTAAACGACCTTTAGCAATAGTTTGAAGTTCTAAAGCTCTATCGCTAGTTAAACCATGTAGGCTAGCTACAACAGTTTGAGTGTAAAATACAGTTCCGTTTTCAATGCTAATAGCAGCTTCTTCAGTGAAGCTTCCTGTATTTTTTGGTAGTTTATATTCGAAAACCGAAACGGGACCAGGTATAGTAGCTACTTCATTACCTGATAAGGTAAAATTGTTTTCCATAGCGGAAAGATTAGCTACATAAATAGCCTTAATTCCACCTATACCCTCTTTGCAGTTGAGGGCCATTCCTGCGGTTGCGTTACATGCCATGTTATTAAATTTTTTTAGTTAGTATTATTTGCAGTAAAAGGGCGGAGCCGTAGCTCCAACCCTTATACATGACAAAGGAAAATCTTAGTAACCTAGAGCAGTTTCTGCAGGGAAAGCGCACTGAGTACCTGCACGGAATTTCATTACCATGCGTACGTTATCACTTCCGTCAGTAGCTGACATATCTACAACCTTAACTTCGTTGAAGTCGCTTACCAAGTCAGTACCTACGAATAGGTTATCTTTTTTAGCGAATAAGGCAGTACCGTTTGGAATACCTGGGCATACATACATTTCGTAGCCGTCGATAGTCAAAGGAATAGCTACAGCTGCATTATACTGCTGTAAGTAACCCAAAGTACCGATAGCCTGACGGTAGTACTGTGCAGTTTGCTTGTTCACGTAACATTTTACGTTAGCATCACCAACCAATGTAGCAGGAATTGCAGCCTCTAATAATTGCAACTGAGCAATTACGTTAGATGCGCTTAATGTAGGGAAGTTTACGTCTGGCGTGTTACCTTTAGCGTTATCAATTACAGTAATTAAACCGTCGAAAGCTGTATAAGGTGAAGCTCCGAAGTTACCTTGCCAAATTGTGTACTCGATATTCTCAGCAACTTTAGCAGCTAAAACTCCAATGATAAAATCAGCGAAGTTAGCAGGAATAGTGTCGTTAGCGAAACCTCTACCTGTTTGCAAAGCTTCCCAATCTTTAGCGAATTGGTCTTTACAAACTTCTACGTTTACCTTTAGATCAGTAACCTCGAGTACAGCCTCAGTTAAATCTAGGTCAGCTCCGGTATTATCGAAGTCGCAACCCCATGCCTTAACAATACCTGTAGTCGATAAAGTTTTTAGAACTAATTTGTGTTTTACGTTTTCTTTTACAGTAACGTAGTTGTTAGCGATGGTATCTCCTGAAAGTACCGCTGCTGCGATGTACGGGAGGCTTAATTCGCCCGCGTAACTTGAAGTAATGGTTAAATTTGTTGCCATTTTTTTTGTTTGTTTTTATTTATTTGGTGTATTTAGCCACGATAGCGCGAGCACGCTCCGCAGTATTTTGAATTTGATTTAATTGTATTGGTTGCTCAGTTTTTACTGCTGCTCTTTGTTTAACGGGTGCTACTGCAGGAGCCTGAGAAAGCTCTACTACTTTAGCCTCTGCTACTGAAAGCTTTTCCTCCATAGCTGAAAGCTTAGTAGAAAATTCAGAAATCACATTATTAAGGAGCGCCTCTACCTGGTCTTTAGAGTAAGTTTCCTCTACCGACTGCTCAGTAGCCTCTGCCTCAAT